GTCTGACGCCGCGCCGGTCCCTCAACCGTGTTCCCCCACAAGCGGGGGAAACCCTTTGAACTAGCTCGCCGCGATCCGGATCGCGGCCGTCTGCCGCTCGACGCCACAGGCCGCGTTCAGCTCCAGGCGGACGAGACTCGTGTTCGTCTTTCCGGCCGCCTCCTCGAACCTCGCCAGCCGAGCGGGGCTCGCGTAGAGCTTGCCGTAGGCGGCAGAGTCCAGGACCACCGGCGCCGGGATCGCCTTGCTGACGAGCCGCCGCAGGTCGAACAGCCGATCCGGCGCGAACTGCGCCGCCCCGAACACGAAATCGGCAGTGGCGTCGGTGACCCCGGAGACCATCACGTCGACCTGCTCGGCCGTCGACGGGTCCAGCAGGACGAGGTTCGGGTTGAACCCGGCCGCGTGCAGCGTGGTCACCGCCTTACGAATCGAGACCAGGACGTTGTCGCTGCCCGGAGCCTGATTCCCCGATCCCGGGAACGTATCGGCGACGACCTCGTCCAGCCCCTCGTTGACGGTTGTCCGCAGCGAGTTCTCGATCACGGAGTTGATCGCCTGCTGCTCCAGGATCACGTTCGGAATCCCCGACGCGACGCTCGCCACCCCGGAGAGCGGCACGGTCTGGAGGTCCACCGTCGCGGCCGTCTCGGCCTTGTCGGTAGTCGCGTCGATATCCCGGACGACTCCCGTCGCCGCCGACTGAGCGGTCTGCACGAGCACCTGGACGCTGGTCACGCCGGAATCGACCGGAACCCGCGACAGTGCGGTCCAGGCGTATCGCTGATCGACCGGGAAGGCGCCACCCTGGCGGTCGGTCTGATTGAGCAGGTTGACGCTCGGGGTCCAGGTCACCGCCCGCTCCTCGTACGCCTCCCACGGAATCTCGGCGATCTCGCCGGGGAAGCCCGCGGCGCGGAACTCCTCGGCCAGCCCGCGCCGGGGTGAGGAGACGCGCTGCTCGACCTGGAGGGAACCTGCCGGCGCTGCCGGCGTCTCGGTCCTCTGCTCGGTGGTCTCGGTCTCGGTCTCGGTTGTCTCGATGGCGGTGCTGGCGCCGGTTTCCTCTGAAGCCATGATGGCCCCTCTCTGGCGACGCTCGCCGCCGGTTGATGCTCGGTACTCCACGACTGCCGCGGCGCCGTAGGCGGGCTCCCTCGCGCCCACGATCGTCACGTCTTTCAGCTCCGCGACTTCCTCGACGTGTCGCACTTCGCCGACCCACCGGTCCCGCGCGACGACCATCCGCCACGAGCCCGCTCGCATGTCGCCGCGCTCGATCGCCTCGACCACGTCCTGCCGCGACTGCGGCGGATCAAGACTCCAATGCAGGCCGTCGCTGCGGTCTTCAACGTCGAGGGTCGCCGGATAGCGGCCGAGCGGTACGCCCGCGTGGTCGATCACCGCGCGCAGCTCGTCGAGCTTTGTGCCGTGAAAGGCGGTCGGCTCGATCACTTCCGTCCAGCCGCCGAGGTCGCGCGATTCGACGCCGTAGGGGATCAGGCCGCGGATGCGCTTGTCGGCGACCTGCAACGCAGCGGTGCGCTCCTCGACGGTGCCGGCGGTTGGGCGCTCGTCCATCACTTCGCCTCCAGCGGCGGTAGGTCCTCACGGTGTCGAATCTCATCCACTGAGAGCCAGCCGCCCGCAATGCCCTTTTCGTAGAAGGTCGCTCGCGCCTCCGGGTCCGCCCGTAGGAGGGCGTCAGTATCGAATGCGAGATAGACGCCGCCGAGGCAGAGGTCGGCGTCGTTGCTGAATGCGCGCTCCAGTCGCACGAGCCACGGCCGCAGCGAGAAATCGAGCAGGTACCGGTTCTGTTGCGCGACGTTGCTGTACGTCAGGGAGTCGCCCGTCGGCGCGTCAATCGACCACGCGGGGACCCTCATAGCCCGCGCGACCTCGCGAGCGGAAAGTTCTCTCTGCGCAACGAACTCGCTCTCTTTCAGCGGGGGATCGACGGCGGTGTAGTCGAGGCCGCCGGTCACGACCGCGATCCGACCGTGGCCCGGCGGTGAGGCTTGCCAGCCGAACTCGTCCTCGGCCTGATTCTTCAGCTCGGCCAACTCCCCGGCGCCGTCGCTGACCGAGAGGACCCCGCCAGGCCGCGAATCGTTGCCGAGCCATGACGAGAGATAGTCGATCAGGGCCTGATTCAGCTGCAGCACCCGCATCGCCTGGCGCACCGGCGAGAGACCGCGGAGGCCATCCTGCGACATCGCCTTGACGTGGACGACGTCGGCCGGGCCGAGCTTCTCCTCGGGTCCGCCCTCGGGGCGCGTGTAGCGGTAGACGATCCTCCCGCCCTGCTGCTCGACGGTGACCGCCTGCGGATCGAGGCAGGCGAGCTGGACGATCGAGCCCTCCGCCCGGAACTTGCCAATGAAAGCGTTTCCGTTGGTCAGCAGGTGGACCATCGCCGTACTGAACAGATCGGCCGAGGTCGAGCCGGGCGAGGGTCGGCGAAGTAGTTGCACGAGCCGCTGATCGTCACCTGCGGGGACGCGACCCCCCGGAGTGTCTCGGTACACGCGAGGAGGCAGCGAGGCGACACCGTCGGCGAGGACGCGGCAGGCGGCGTAGACGTCGGCGATCCGCAGGGCCGCCGCCTCCGTCACGTTCGGCAGGGCCGTCGAGCGGATCGGGTAGAGCGCGGTCGAGATGCCCTCGCGGGTGTTTCCGGGGGACAGGGCGCGTGACTCGGCGCCGTTCGGCTGCGCGAGGTCTCGGCCCTTCAAGTAGTCGGCAATACGACCCATGTTTTCGATTCTGCGGTCGCGACCGGCGGCATTCGCAGACTTAGATACGTGACGAAACGACCGATCAGAAAATGCGCGTGCTGCGGCCGGGTGATCGAGCAGGCGGCCACCGGCCGACCGCCAAAGTGGTGCTCTCGGGGCTGCAAGCAGCTTGCCTACGATGCCCGCCGCCTCGACGCCGCTGAGCAGGCCGGTAGGCGGGCCGGTCGCGAGCAGGCGATCGAGGAGCTGCGGAACCGGACCTACCTCGCATGACTGCCCACGCGGGCAGTTTTCCGGCCTTCGCCGCCAGCATTGGCCTCCCGCTGGAGCCATTCCAACGGCGGATCGGTCGCGCCCTTTGCTCCGACGTCGAGGAGGTCGTCGTCTTGCTGCCCCGCGGCAACGGGAAAACGACGCTGCTCGCCGCCTACGCACTCTGGCACCTGCTCCAGGTCGAGGACGGGCGGGTCAACTTCACCGCCGGGACCCGGGAGCAGGCGGCAATCGCCTATGAGGCGGCGGTCGGCTTCGCCCATCGGCTAGGCGACGATCGGCTCCATGCCACTCGCCGCGAGCTTCATTTCCGGCCCGACCCGGGCTCGCGCCGCTTCACTCGGTTCATGCGGGTCAGGCCGGGCGAGGCCGACGCGCTCCAGGGCCTCGATTCGACCCTCGCGGTGATCGACGAGCTGCACACGGCCACCGACTCGGCCCCCTACGTCGCGATGGTCGGCTCGTTGAAGGCGCCGGGGGCGAAGCTGCGGATCATCTCGACCGCTGCGCCCTCCGCCGACTCCCCGCTGGGGCGGCTGCGGGCTCGGGCGCTGGCTTTGCCGACGGCGAAGCGTCACGGAGCCGTGGTCGAGGCGAAGGGGCCGAATCTTCACCTGCTGGAGTGGAGCTGCCGCGACGGGACGGAGCTGACCGACCGCCGGGCGATCCTCGGCGCGAACCCGGCGAGCTGGCGCGACTGGCCGACCCTGCGCAAGCGCCGCGACGCAGTCCCCGAGTCCTCGTTCCGCCGTTTCTTCATGAATCAGCACGCGGCGATCGGCGAGTCGACGTGGCTGCCGGCCGGCGCTTGGGCGAAGTGCCGGGCCGACTACGCGATCGAGGATGGGGAGCGGGTGTTCTGCGGGATCGACATCGGCGGCACCCGGGCCGCCACCGCCCTCGTCTACTTGACCGACGACCTCCGGGTCGGGGTCGAGACGTGGGAGGGCGAGGAGGCGGTGATCTACGCCGAGGCGGCGCTGAGGGAGCTCGCCGAGAGGTACGTGATCACGGAGGCCGCCTTCGACCCCTGGCGCTTCGGCGCCCAGGCCCTCGACCTCTCGAGGCAGGGCCTACGGATGGTGCAGTTTCCGCAGCACGACTCGCGGCTCGTCCCGGCCTCGGAGCGGCTCTCAGCCGCGATCCTCGAGCGCCGCCTTCGCCATCCCGGCGACCCGGTCCTCGACCAGCATGTCGCGGCCGCCGTGGCGAAGCAGACTCGGCGGGGTGCCCGGATCGCCCACGCTGGTGGACGGCACACGGCTAACCGGATCGACGCGGTGATCGCGCTGGCGATGGCCGTCGACCGCGCCGAGAACCAGCCCGAGCCGGTGCGGCTAGTCGGGTGGCTCTGATGCTTCGCCCCTGCCTCGGCTGCGGCCGGCTGATCGAGTCGGGGAGCCGCTGTCAGCGGTGCCGGCTTCGTCGGCCGCGCGGGAGACATTGGCGGGCGACCCGCGAGGTCGTGTTCGCCCGACAGGGCCGCACCTGCCACGTCTGCGGAGCGCCCGCCACCGATATCGACCACATCATCCCGATCGCCGCCGGGGGGACCGATTCGCTGGAGAACCTCCGGCCCGCCTGCGCCCGCTGCAATCGGGGACGGCGCTAGTCAGCGCCCGCCTCACCGCCTCAATCCCCGGTGGAACGTGCCGTCGTCGAGCTTGACGACGAGCTGGCGACAGGTTGTCCCGCCCGCACGGCGACCGAGGCTCCGAAGACGACGAGTGAGCTT